AGAGTTAGAGCTATTGGAGCTGAGAGAAAAAAAGAGTTGTTATGAGATTCTATTAGTTCTTCTAAAGGACTCTGGGATCAAGTCCAAGATCATAAAGAATTATTTGCCTATTATGAATCAATTGATAAATAAATATTTAGATAGAATGAATTTCTTTGTTACTTTTACTTTGGATGAAGAATTCAACGAAGTAATTAAAAGTAGACACAGAGATAAGTTCAGTTATATGAATTTTAGTGAAGGTGAAAAATCAAGAATAGATCTAGCGATTCTTTTAACTTGGAGAGAAATAGCAAAGCTCAAGAACAGTGCAAGCTGCAATATATTAATATTAGATGAGATTTTTGATTCCTCTCTAGATGGTGTGGGAGTCGATGATTTAACAAAAGTTCTTAGAGATTTATCTAAAAATAACAATATATTTGTTATCACTCACAAGGGTGAACAATTGACTGATAAATTTAAAAAATCAATAAACTTCACGAAAACAAATAACTTTAGTAGGATGAAATAAAAAATGAAAGAAATGAAACCTCAGTACGTGTATAAGGCAACTGTTACGAAAATAGTAGACGGTGATACAGTAGATCTATTAGTTGATTGTGGATTTAACATTATCAGAAAAGAACGTATTAGATTTTATGGTGTTGATGCTTGGGAAACTCGTGGTGTAGAAAGAGAAGACGGACTAAAGGCAAAGAAATTTGTTGAGGAAAAAATTCCTGTTGGATCTGAAGTTGTTGTTAGGACTGGTAAGGAACGAGGTAAGTTCGGTAGATATTTGGGTGAGATTTATGTAGATGATAAAAGTCTTAATGAAATGTTATTAGAAGAAGGTCATGCGGAAGTCTATAAGTAATTCCTTATTTTTATGTTTAAAGAGTCTGTAAAGAGAACCATAGCAAAAGCAATTGGTATTAGAATAATTGGATTGTTTATGACGTTTTCTTTAATTAGTTTAGGGAATGTCAGTAATATTGTTTTGGCAATTGAAATTAATGTGGCTGCTTTGATTGTGTATTTTCTATATGAACGTGTTTGGAACTGTATAAGGTGGGGAAAGATAACAGATGGCTAATCTTTTTGAATTAACAGATAATGATTATTCAGATATAATTAAGGATTGGGTAGATCCATATCCAAAACCAGTAATAGAAGAACACGAAGGATTTTTGGTTGTTCGTGATGATCTTTTGGGTGGTGGATCTAAGATAAGATTTGCAGATTATTTGATTAGTTCTAATCCGGAGGTAGAAGAATGGGTATATGGGAGTTCGCCGGCAACTGGGTACGCACAGATTTCTCTTTCTTGTATGTGCTCCAAATATGGTAAAAAGTCAGTAATTTTTATGGCAAAACGATCTATGGACAAACTACACGATTATCAGTTGCGTGCCATAGAAGAAGGTGCTATAATGCACTGGGTTCCAAACGGAATGTTATCAGTCACAGAAAAAAGAGCTAGAGATTATGTTGCAGAAGATCCAAAACGTCGTAGACTTCTTCCTATCGGATTTGATGATGATACTGTTATCGCTAGCATCGCTCGTGTTTCTAGTGATATTGGTGTGGTTCCGAGCGAAGTATGGACAGTCGGATCCTCTGGAACCCTCACACGAGGACTACAGAGGA